ATGATGCTGGTAACGGGGAGTCGAGGGCCATCAAGTAAACAGCTGCTGGTCCTTTTTCATGTTGTGAGCTTCCGGATTGCGGGAGGCGGGGTATGAACCAGATGGAAAAAATCACAACAGGTGTGTCATACACCACGTCAGCGGTGGGAACGGGCTACTGGTTCCTGCAGTTGCTGGACAGGGTTTCCCCGTCTCAGTGGGCGGCAATAGGCGTGCTGGGGAGTCTGCTGTTTGGTCTGCTGACGTACCTGACGAACCTGTATTTCAAAATCAGAGAGGACAGGCGTAAGGCGGCACGGGGAGAGTAAGCTGATGAGCAGGAAACTCCGCTATGGTTTATCGGCTGCCGTTCTGGCGCTGATTGCCGCAGGTGCTTCTGCGCCTGAAATCCTCGACCAGTTTCTGGATGAAAAGGAAGGCAACCACACCACGGCATACCGTGATGGTGCGGGTATCTGGACCATCTGCCGTGGAGCCACCCGGGTGGATGGTAAGCCTGTTATTCCTGGCATGAAGCTGTCGAAGGGGAAATGCGACCAGGTTAACGCCATTGAGCGTGATAAGGCGCTGGCATGGGTGGAGAAAAACATCAAAGTGCCACTGACTGAACCCCAGAAAGCGGGTATTGCGTCATTCTGTCCTTACAACATTGGCCCAGGTAAGTGTTTCCCGTCGACGTTTTATAAACGAATTAATGCAGGAGATCGAAAAGGTGCCTGCGAAGCGATTCGCTGGTGGATTAAGGACGGTGGCAGAGACTGCCGTATTCGCTCAAATAACTGTTATGGTCAGGTATCCCGTCGTGACCAGGAGAGCGCGCTGGCGTGCTGGGGAATCGACAGATAAGCAGAATATTTTGCTGAAAAATGACGTTGGCCAGCGCGGGCGGATAACACGAAATCCTGCGAACTGGCAAAATGTAAGTGAATAAAGTTAGGCAGATTATTTCACGCAGAGGCACCGTAATGGTGCCTTTGTCATTTCTGCGCTTCGCACAAGCGTAAATAAACCAAAGAACCTTTCAGGATGAGCCCTGGTGGATAACCGGCAGTGGTCTGGTTAACCCTCTTTGGGCTGGTTATTCCTGTGCGCAGGGTTCATCACTAAAAGGAATCAACCATGAAAGAGATGATTTCTGTCGATCATGAAATATCCATGAGTAGTCTGGATTTTCTGAATAACATTATTAATCCAGCCCGGGCAGAAGCCGGAGAAGTCCCTCATGAACCGCGTAAGTTTCTTGCAAAAATTGAGGATGAGCTAGAGCTTGATGGAACCGGAAAAAAATTCCGGTTAAACAATAACCAGACAAGAACGGCATACTATGATCTGGATTTTGACCAGATGATGCTCGTTGGCATGAGGGAGTCAAAGGCCGTTCGTCGTTCTGTGCTGGCAAGACTCAAAGCGATGCATGGTATTCAGATCCCCCGGACTTTACCTGAGGCGTTGCGATTTGCGGCAAAACTGGCTGAACAGAAAGCAGTGCTGGAAAATCAACTGGCAATAGCAGCGCCGAAGGCTGAATTTGTTGATAACTATGTTGAAGCATCTGGTCTGATGGGATTCCGGGAAGTTGCTAAGTTACTCGGTATCAAAGAAACCGATTTCCGGCTGTTTTTGTTGGAGAACGGAATAATGTATCGCCTCGCTGGAAAAATGACGCCTTACTCGCATCACCTGGATGCGGGGCGGTTTAGCGTGAAAACGGGCGAGGCGGGCAATGGTCATGCTTTTACGCAGGTTAAATTCACCCCAAAAGGTGTTCAGTGGATTGCTGGTCTGCTTGCTGCATGGAGAGCTACCGCAGCATGAAGATGATAAAAATGGACTGGAAATTTTTGCTGGTCTGGCTGATTCCGTTTTTATGGGTGGTTGCCCGGTTAATTACTGCTATTAAGAGGTAAAGATGTCAGACAAACTCATAATGCTGGCGAAGGGCCTTTGTGTAATCGTCGGTATTTCATTTTCACTAATGCTGGTTGCTCTTTTTCTTTCCATAACCTGGATGGCGTTGACTTCGGCAGGGCTGGTGGGGTGAGCATAAACCGAATGCTTTCCGCGTTTACCGTTATTCTGCTGGTGGTCTGTAGTGCGCTGTGGCTGGCAACAGACCATTACCGTGATAACGCCATCACCTACAAAGCGCAGCGCGATAAAAAAGCCAGAGAGCTGGAGCTGGCAAACGCAACCATTACTGACATGCAGCAGCGCCAGCGTGATGTTGCTGCGCTTGATGCCAGATACTCAAGGGAATTAGCCGATGCGAGAGCTGAAAATGAAACTCTGCGTGCTGATGTTGCCGCTGGTCGTAAGCGCCTGCGGATCAACGCCACCTGCTCCGGTACCGTGCGTGAAGCCACCGGCACCTCCGGAATGGATAATGCAACCGGCCCCCGACTGGCAGACACCGCTGAACGGGATTATTTCACCCTCAGAGAGCGGTTGATGACAATGCAGAAGCAACTGGAAGGGGCGCAGGAATATATCCGCACTCAGTGCCTGAATTAACAGAGCCAGCTTAATCGCTGGCTTTTTCATATCTGAATTTCATCGCGCATCTCACGCGCATATCACATCCCCGAGCCTTTCAGAAAGTTGAGCCTGAGAACTGTCGTATATGGTGGCGACCATCTCGGGGCGGCTTTTCTGTGAGACAGGCTCAATTTTCTGAAAGGTAAGACGCTATGAACTATCCGACGATTGTTAACGGTATTGATTTCCGCGATCTTGTTTTTGTGACAGGCAACGAGCCGGTGACGGATACCCGAAAGGTTGCCGTAGCATTTGGCAAAGAACACAAAGATGTATTGCGGAAAACAAGAGCCGTTGTTCAACAATGCTCAAAAGAATTTGCAGAGCGCAATTTTGCGCTTTGCTATGAAAACAATGAGTTACAGAACGGTAAACCCCAGCCCATATATCGAATGACAAAAGACGGTTGGACGATGTTGGTATTTGGTTTTACGGGGAAAGCTGCTATGACCTTTAAGGAAGCGTACATTCAGGCTTTCAACTGGATGGCTGAGCTTATTCAGCAAGGTCTGGCGAATCTGGAGGCGGAGCGCAACGCTGTAATGCTGGAGTACATGAAAGAGAAAGATGTCGCCAGTATGTCAGGTCGTTTGCTCAATCGCTGGGGCAGGGTGAAGAAGCCTCAGTTGCTGGCAAGGCTGGACAGGCTGGAGCAGCAGGGGCAGATTGCGTTACCCGGATTTGATAAAGGCATTTCAGCCTGACATAGCCATGCGCCGTATCGTCGCCGTATCGTCGCCGTATCCCCGCATTAACAGAGACCGCAGCCCGACAGGGAGACTCCTCTACGAGAGTGTGCGGGATAATCAAAAACGATACACACCGGGGTTTACCGCGTTAACGGAGCGCGGCGTTGTCCCTCATGGTCGCTGGTCCGGTGCGATGGTGGAAGAAACCGGACGATGTGTTACCTCGCAAGCTCTGTGATGTCATGTGTCTGATTTGTGATTTAAGTCGGATAATTGTCGTTGCCATTAAGCAGAGGATTGATGACCGACAGGGTGGCATTGTTAGAATAAGACTTATTCTTATCTGTGCCGGGAATGAAAATGAAAAGAAATCTTCCGTTAATTATTTTGTTGTCTTCTCTGGTTATGGGCTGTACGCAACATAAAACAGATATGCCCCGACAGTTGGTTAAGGCATTACCACAATATCCGGCCTATGCAGCGGCAAATTATATAAAGGGACGGGTTGATGTGAAGTTTGATATTGGTGCTGATGGTACTGTCACCCGAATTGAGTTTATCCGTTCAGAGCCGCACCATTTGTTTGATGAGCAGGTTGTAAAGGCGATGGCAAAATGGCGATTTGAGAAGGACAGGCCGTGTAAAGGCGTGAAGAAAACGTTTATCTTTAGTCCTTCTGCACCCTGATTATTTCATCAGAAATTAATTATCACTCTGTTGTTATTCTGTACATCCCGGCAGGGTAAGTCTTGTTCCGTCGGATATGAAGATGAAATATTGTTGGAGGACAGTGGGTACCTGCTCCTGTAACCGAACGTTCATTTCTCGTTATTTGTCATGCTGGCCGGGCGCAGATGCGTTGCATCTGTTGCCAGCCTTCTCCTGCAGGCTTCAATAACCCACGCTGAAAAGTTACCGGACCCTTTATGCTCAAGGGCTATGTTGATTTGTTCAATTATGTGATTGGGGAAACGGATATTGCGGGTTGTGGTTCTGCGGGTCCGGTTTTTCGATGACATTTTCTTTCCTCTGGTGACAAGTTATATGACGGGGATTTTACATGGCTGAGCTTCGTACACTCCAGAGCAGAATCAAAACACTGAATACCCGACGGGTGAATATTCTGAAGGGGGAACAGCGTCGTGTCAGTGGCAGTGCCCGGGTTTCCCTCAAGCGTCATATCTGGCTGAGGGATGCCGGGCAGTGCTGTCTCTGTGGTCGTGTGGTTGACCTCTGTGACAGTGAACTCGATCACCGCATTGCACTTCAGTTCGGTGGTGGTAATGAGGAGACGAATCTCTGGACGCTCTGCACCGAATGCCATCGACAAAAGTCTGCTCGTGAAGCGGCGGGTGGTATGCCGGACCCGACGCTGCCGGAGGTGTCCGGAGGTCATGGCAGGGCAGACGATATCATCGGACTGTGACCCGCCCCGGGGGGGATCATCCGGCGAAAAAAACGATCGCTCCGGACACCGCCCCCCCTCTCACGCAGAGAAAAAATTCCCGTTTCAGGGCAGTTAACATGTTAACTGGCTGTCCGGGCATTTTTGCGGTTTTTATCTTTATTATTCAGTTTGTTGTGCGGAAAAAATGTTAACTGGCTTTTTCAGCAAATGTTAACCAGGCAGCAGTTAACATTTGCGGCATGAGACGCCGGGAAAAATGGGCTGAACCATACCCGGCTGAGTGCGTTCTGGACCCGGGAGGAGGCTGTGCTGACAACGCAAAAACGAAAATTTGCGCTGGCGCTCATGTCCGGGAAAAACAAAACAGCGTCAGCCATTGCCGCTGGTTATTCGGCGAAGACCGCCAGGGTTAAAGGCTCGCAGCTGGCAAAAGATCCGGAGGTGCTTGCGTTTATAGCCCGTAAACAATGCGAGACGGTGGAGGTGGATGAGGTTCCTGTTTACCGGCAGAAAAAATCAGAGCAGGAGGATAAACCCCGTCGCCGTGAGGCGGCTGCAATACCACAGCCGGACGAAAACAATCCGGAGATGCCACCGTCCGCGGTGATGTCTCCTGGTATTGAATATATGGAGGATGGTCTTCCCGATCCGGTGAAAGCGATGGGGCGTCTTCTGGTGGAGAACATTAATACCGACCCCAGGCTGGCGCTGGATGCGGCTTATAAGCTGGCGCAGTTCACGCACCATAAAAAAGGGGATGCCGGTAAAAAATCGGCAAAAGGTGACGCGGCGAAAAAAGCGGCTAACCGTTTTGCGGTGCCACCACCACCCCGCCTGGTGGTGAATAATGATAATGAGGGCAACGGATGATACCTGTGTGGAGCACGGCCTGCCCGGACTGGGCAGAGCGCCTGAAAAAGGGGCTGTCGATTATTCCGGCTCCGATTTATCCGGACCAGGCTGCACATGCACTGGCGATTTTTAAACAACTGCGAATTGTGGATGCACCTGGTAGCCCTACGTTCGGGGAGTCCTGTGCACCGTGGGTGTTTGACCTGGTGGCGGCCCTGTTTGGCTCCTACGATGCGCAGACCGGTGTTCGCCTATATCAAGGAAGTGTTTATCCTTATCCCCAAGAAAAACAGTAAGTCCACGCTGGCTGCGGGGATCATGATGACGGCGCTGTTACTGAACTGGCGGCAGGCGGCGGGCTACACCATTCTGGCCCCGACCGTGGAGGTGGCGGCTAACGCCTTCAACCCTGCCAGGGATATGGTACGACGGGACGATGATCTGGATGACCTCTGTCAGGTGCAGACACATATCCGGACCATCACCCATCGGGTGACGGACACCACCCTGAAGGTGGTGGCAGCCGATCCGAATACGGTGTCCGGTATCAAGTCCGTGGGGACACTGATTGATGAACTGTGGCTGTTTGGCAAGCAGTACAAGGCGGAAGACATGCTACGTGAAGCCATCGGCGGGCTTGCCTCCCGTCCGGAAGGGTTTGTGGTGTATACGACCACCCAGTCGAATGAACCGCCCGCCGGGGTGTTCAGACAGAAACTGCAGTATGCCCGGGATGTCCGTGACGGCAAAATTCATGATCCGCACTTTCTGCCGGTGATTTTTGAGCATCCTCCTGAAATGGTGGAAAGCGGGGCTCACCTGCTGATGGAAAACCTCGCCATGGTTAACCCGAATCTCGGTTATTCGGTGGATGAGGCTTTTCTGTACCGGGAGTATCGTAAAGCCCGGGAAGCCGGGGAAGAGACTTTCCGCGGTTTCATGTCAAAACACGCCAATGTGGAAATTGGTCTTGCCCTGCGTTCTGACCGCTGGGCAGGGGCGGATTTCTGGGAGCAGCAGGGCAGGCGCGTCAGCCTGGACGATATCCTGCAGCGCGCTGATGTGGTGACGGTGGGATTGACGGCGGGGCCTGGATGATCTGCTGGGAATGTACGTGATTGGCCGTGACAGGGAAACCCGCGAATGGCTGGGCTGGGGCCATGCCTGGGTGCATGAAACCGCGGTGGTCAGACGGAAGAGTGAGGTATCCCGGTTTCAGGATTTTGTGGCCTGTGGAGACATGACGATTGTCCGTCGGGTCGGGGATGACACGGCGGAAGTGGCGGAGTATGTGCGTCGTATTCATGAGGCTGAGTTACTGGATCATATCGGTATTGACCCGTCAGGTGTGGGGCAGATTCTGGATTCACTGGCGGAAGCCGGGATCCCCGATGAGAGTGTGGTGGGGATAAGCCAGGGCTGGAAGCTGGGCGGGGCCATCAAAACCACCGAGCGCAAACTGGCTGAGGGAGTGCTGGTGCATGGTGGTCAGCCACTGATGGCCTGGTGCGTTGGCAATGCCCGGGTGGAGCCTAAAGGTAACGCCATTCTTATCACCAAACAGGCCAGTGGACGGGGAAAAATTGACCCGCTGATGGCGCTGTTCAATGCGGTCTCCCTGATGTCCCTTAACCCGGAACCGAAAAAGAAAGAATATGCGGTTTTTTTCATATAACCCTGTTCATACTGTAACCATCACGAACCGCTCCGGCGGTTTTTTATTTTCAGGAGGCTGATGTGACTCTTAAACGGGCCTGTTCCCTGCTGACGGTGAAATCCTTCAGTGAGGATGAACGGGTGATCACCGGGATTGCGTCAACGCCTTCTCCGGATCGGGATGGTGACATCCTGGAGCCGGAGGGCGCGGAGTTTGGCAGTGCGATCCCGTTTCTCTGGCAGCATGACCATTCCCGCCCGGTGGGGCAGTGTACGGTACGCCGGGTCAGCGAAGGGCTGGAAATCACGGCAACACTGGTGAAGCCCGTACCGGATATGCCGTCGCAACTGGCTGCCCGGCTGGATGAGGTCTGGGCGGCCATTAAGACCGGGCTGGTCAGGGGGCTGTCCGTGGGCTTCCGTCCCCATGAATACACCTTTCTGGACGGAGGCGGACTGCATTTTCTGCGCTGGGAACTGATGGAGGTGTCTGCCGTCACCGTGCCCGCGAATGCGGAATGCACCATCCGGACCATTAAATCTTACGACCGCCCGTTTTCTGCCGCGTCCGGCAACCGGAAACCGGTGGTGAAAATCGCATCTTCTGCCGGCGCTGCGGCACAGTCAACAACCGTTTTTCATAAGGAAAAGACCATAATGAATATTGGCGAACAGATTAAAAGTTTTGAAAACAAGCGTGCAGCGCTGGCAGCCTCCCTTGAGGAGGTCATGACCAAAGCCGCAGAGGAAGGGCGCACGCTGGATGTGGAGGAGGAAGAGCACTACGACAACACCGCAGCGGAAATCCGTCAGGTGGATGCGCACCTGAAGCGCCTGCGTGAACTGGAAGCCGGTAAGGCCGCCACGGCGCAGCCGGTGAAACAGGCCGGTAACGGGAATGTGGCCGCGGTGGCTTCTGCGCCGGTGATCCGTGTGGAGCAGAAACTGGATAAGGGGATTGGCTTCGCCCGCTTTGCCAAATCGCTGGCTGCGGCTAAAGGCGTCCGATCTGAAGCCCTGGAAGTGGCCCGTCGTCAGTATCCGGATGACAGTCGTCTGCATCATGTCCTGAAATCGGCAGTGGGCGCGGGGACCACCACGGATCCGCAGTGGGCAGGCAGCCTGTCTGAATATCAGGAATACGCACAGGACTTTATTGATTACCTGCGTCCGCAGACCATTATCGGGCGATTTGGTCAGGGCGGGATCCCTGCACTTCGTCAGGTGCCATTCAATATCCGTGTGCACGCCCAGGTGTCCGGCGGTGCTGCCGGCTGGGTGGGTGAGGGTAAGGCAAAACCCCTGACGAAGTTTGATTTTGAATCCATCACCTTCAGTCATGCGAAGGTGTCGGCCATTGCGGTACTGACGGAAGAATTGATCCGTTTTTCCAGTCCGGCTGCTGATGCACTGGTCCGTAATGCGCTGGCGGAAGCGGTGGTGGCGCGTCTGGATACAGACTTTGTGGACCCGAAAAAAGCCGCAGTGGCAGATGTCTCCCCGGCGTCCATCACCCATGATGTGAAGGGCACGGCATCAACCGGTAACCCGGATGCGGATGCAGAGGCTGCGTTTGGACAGTTTGTGGCAGCAAACCTGCAGCCCACCGGTGCGGTCTGGCTGATGTCCAGCACCAATGCCCTGGCACTGTCCATGCGTAAAAATGCGCTGGGTCAGAAGGAATACCCGGACATGACCCTGCTGGGTGGCTCCTTCCAGGGCTGCCGGT